CTCTGATAGATGATACTATGCATATAAATCACATCAACCCATACACGGCTACCAACACGTTCGGGACGCCGTCGAACGGTGGTTTTTATGACGGACCCGATGGAACATTTATCGTTGAGCGTGATGAGCGTGTTATGGAAATGGACGATATAAACGATGATCTTTCTCACTTTACTCCAGACCATATCAATCGGTCCGGTCCTCTAATGGTGAACGAGGCAGCTCCGAGCCCTGCGCCATTTTTAGGATTTCCTGCGCGAAAGTTTGAGTATCCAGACACGGTAACGACGACATGGTATCGTCCGGCTCTGAATAAGCCCAAGGAAAAGCCTCCGATAAAGAAAGCACCTACTATCAAGCCTTTACAGTGGATGGGTCACGTGAATATGGATCAGGATATAATCATTCTATTGGCTCTGGCCGCCCTCATAATGTACACTTCTAGATAGGAGCAATCTTGCTCGCGACAACCTTTATAAGATTTTTTTCGAGTTTTTTCTTTTCTTCTATAATTCGTGCAGCCAGGTGAGGACACGAATGCTTCTCAAGTTGAATACAGCCGACGCAAAACATGCTCAAGCATTCCTTACATTTGAGAATCTTCGATTTGTGGCGACAGTCTGGCATCTTTTATTAATTTACATACAACACTTTTCTTAATATAGGGTTCGGGGTCATTTTCCAATTCACAGAGGCCGTGTCCGCGCCCTTTGAGTATCCTCTCCCATGCCGCTTGAAGTTTAGGAAGGGCCTGTTGAAACCATGCTCGGTTTCGAGTGACCCGAACCACGACAAACTCTTCCGGCTTGCATTCGCTTGCCGGTCGATACTGAACAAAATCACAATCTTCAAAATCTAGAATTTCAAGAAGTAATTGAATCTGAGGTATGTAATATTTAGGAACCTTTGATTCAATTTTGCGAGTTAGTGGGCATTTAATCTCCAAGAGGATGCCATCATCAGTTATCCCATCTGCCGACCCTCCTAGAAAAGGATATTCCGGGTGTTGGACAAGTCCAATTTCGGTCGTCGTCTTTCCAAACTTCTTATCGTAGAGATCCCTAACAAAAGGTTCGAGAAGTGTTCCGTGTGCAGTGGCTTCGTTTCCGCCCCACTTTGTTCGAAGAACCTTTTTTTTAATAAATGAATCAACGCTTTCGTAGTGGTTGTCGCCTATGGCTGAGGCGGCGTCACTCGCGGTAATCATGTCCTCACGTCGCCTGAGCCACTCCTCCGACCTCTGCTCGTCGTACTTCGCATCCTTGAGAAGTTTTACTCGTTCCAGCAACGGGGACATTCTTTCCTTTGAAACGAGTATCTGTCTTAAGTACAAGTTCGGCTGCATTTTGCTCAGCTTGCTTTTTGGTAGTGGCATATCCAAACCCCTCCACGAAGCCATTGACTACAACCGATATACAGAATATTCCATTCATAGTGTCAGTCAGCACGTATTCGGGAAGAGGATATCGGAGAGCCTGACACCAACGCATGAGCTGGTCCTTGTAATTGTCGTCGACGAGAGATGTCTTCACCTTTTTAAAACTTTCGAGAACAAAATTCTTAGCATGTACCATTCCTAGATCGATGTAAATCGCACCTATGAGAGCCTCGAACACATCTTCCATAATGTGCTCATTCGTGTTCCATCCATTCCGCTCCCCCTTTTCGTCCATTATCGTCACTTTGTCGAGCCCGAGAACCTTGGAAATTTCACAGAGTGTCTTCCCTCTCACCATCTTCGTGCGTGCCTTGGTCAAGAACCCCTCCTGCTCTTTCTCATGTAAGTCGAATAAATGCTTCGTAATTATAAATCCCAGAACAGAGTCGCCCATGAATTCCAGAGTCTCATACGACCCATCAAGACCAGAGTAACGCTTCAGGGCGCTCTTGTGAGTGAAAGCGCGCTGATACGTTTTTACGTTATTTATTTTAGTTCCTACAAGTGCATTGAGAAAATCTCGAGATATTTCAGGTGCCGCCTCCATTTACTACTGACACAAGTCACCTGTTTAAGTTATTTTATATAGTAAGATTAATGTTGTTATATGTCGTATTAATAATTTTAATAATTATACTTGTCTATATTCAAAAAGATGATTTATTCAATGAAGATCTTGTAATTGTCTCGTCTCATTATAAAGAGGACCTAGAATGGCTCAATTCAAGCTCAGCGCGCGTTGAAGTATGTGATAAAAAAGGAAGCAATCGCCACCCTTTTGGAAACAATCAAAAGTGTAGCATGGGATATAATTTTGGAAGAGAGGCTGCTTCATTTTTAAAGTACATCGTAGAGCATTACGATTCACTTCCAAAATATATCGCATTTATTCATGGACACGAAGAGGCGTGGCATCAGCCATCTGATCTGCTCAATAGAATTAGAAGATGTAAAAAGGAAAAACACGATTATATTTCACTGAATAATATGATTCTTATTACACAGGGTACAGATAAATTTAAACTGGTGCATAATGAGCCTATTATTCCTAATCATAAAGTAGTCGATCCATACTTGTGGGCTGAGATTACCAAGGCGTGGCCTAAAGTCTTTGAGCCAGTCTTCAAAAATGGAATTCCACCATATACACGTTATGTATGCTGTTCCCAGTTTGTTGTTTCAAGAGATGCGATACGTAAACACCCCAAAAAGTTATATGAAGGATTTTATGAGTGGGTTTCCGATGTGTATGGCGATGATTACATACGCGGAATTTTTATGGAAATGGTATGGGAACCTCTGTTTACCGGAATACATTCATTTGATATTTGTGAAAAAATTCCAAATTGCAATATGAAATCGTATGAAAGTAGTAGATTCAATTAGACTGCAGCCTTGGCGACCTTTGGGCGCAGCTTCTTCTCCTTTGGGGGCGCTGGCTCTACCGGAGCCGTCTCCTTCGGGGGCTTTGGGGGTGCTGGCTCCTTGATGTAATGCGGGTTGATGAACTTCTGGATATTCAGAAACGTTACCTGAATTCCTTCTGGAACATCAAGAAGGTCCTGCAGAACTGAATCCAGACTAATCTTCTGACCATTCTTCAGACCCTTGGCCTCGACATACTCATTCACCTTGCGAGTCACCTGAGAACGAGACATCATATCATCTGGACCAAGCTGAAGGAATGCCCGAAGCTTGTCCGAAAGCTTCATAGGCTTGTTGAAACCGTTGTTTGCGGCACGAGCCTTTGCCTTTTCACCGGCCGGATCCTCGAGGTGCTGGCGAATCTTGCGCATGTCCTTGCGAAGAGCCTTAATCTCCTTGAGCAGAGCATCGATCTGAAGTTGGTCCATTTCTACTCTATAATCCAGAGTACTCTTTAACTCAGGAAAAGCAGCAAAATGAGTATCAAAAAAATAACAATCGGAACAAGCACAACTTTCCACAAAGTTCTCGGGGGCGGAAGAGGTTCAGGAGGTGGGATAGGCGTCCCGGGAGAAGGGACGGTGTCAGTCTGTGGCAAATTTACATTAAAACCGGGTGGCAAATTGTCCGAATATTGTGACGGATCAATCTTAAATCGAACTCCTGTGACGGTCTTGTTACATTTCCCCCCACAGCATCCAGGGTCACATGGGTAGACGAGGCCGTTCTGAATATTCACATAGCCACACACGAAATCATACGGATCCATTGGATCTGGTAAACATTCGCAATTTTTTGAGACATATTCACCCCGGCACGTCGTCATTCTAATATAAAGAATACAATATTTATTATTGTAAATGGAGTACGGAACACCACAGAAGCTACCGAACGGAGGATACTTTCTCAAAGTTGGGCCTGCACGTCATCAGGTGAACGGTCTGGTTCTTCAAGACCCGTTGACTAACAAGAATGTAACCTTCAGTGTGAAGGATGCTTCTCTTTTCACAACTGTCGACGCTGAGATTCTAGCCAAGGCAAAGGAATGCAAGCTGGACTGGTTCAGGAAGGATCTTGCAGATGATTTGATTGAGTCGTACTTCCAGGAGAGCGTGACTGATGGCGTGCTCGACACGAGCCTCTTGACGGTAAAGGGGCAGATTCGCACAATTGCATTCGATTCGCAGAAGAATCCCGTGGAACTCCAGGCCGTCTCGGTGGGTACGCCATGCGATGTGGTTCTCGAGATCTCAGGCCTCTGGTTTCTGAAAAAATCATTTAGTCCAATTTGGCGGGTCGTTCAGGTTCGCACCAGGAGTGCGCCGAAAGAAACGCCTCAGACCTACCTTTTTAATGATGAGCCGGTCGAAGAGCAGGAGATGGACGATCCTTCAGACTACATCGACATCGACTAGGCTCAAAAAAATTATCGCCATCATAATATAAGATGGAAAAAAAGCGTCTCGCAATCATGCTTCTGGCCGCAGTTTTCTTCATCCTTTTTCTGATGCCCAAAATGAGTGGATATGACATGAATTCGAGCGCCCCCCCTGTCAGTGTCATGGGCGCAGGTATGAACCAAAATGATGCCCAAACAATTGACTACTCAACAGACAATGTTCCCAGTCCTAGCTCATATGGAACTCCAGCCGTCGACATGGAACAGCCTATGATGGGGTCGTGGGGTATGGATGGTATATCATCAGCCGCCCTCATTCCCCGAGAGGTTGTATCGACTGATGACTTTGGCCAGTACGATCCCAGTGCCATTCTTTCAGGCCAGAACTACCTAGATCCCAGGAGCCAGATTGGCTACCCCGAGACTCTCGGCGGTGTCCTCCGCAATGCGAACCGTCAGTACCGGTCCGAGCCAATGAATCCCCGTGACCCAGTGAGCATATTCAACCTCAGCACGATACCCCCAGATATAATGCG